GAGCAATAAACCGTTGCCCAGTATTCTGTATAGCGACCTTCACCGTTGAACCACTCAGACATGCGCTGGTAAGTGCAAACACCTTCGTGGCCCCAGCTATCGTAGGTTTTCTTCGTCTTCACTTCCAGTACGTTTGTCATTGTGTTTCTCCGTCTTCGTTATGATCTGCTTAGTCGATTCGTTTGTGGTTGTCAATCTTAATTTCCACTGTAGGGGTTCAAAGCTGCGCTTTTCCACTGGCGGGGTCAGCCCCAAAATTTCCACCGTAGGGGGTTCAGACGAGTTCTCGTCGCCAGCGACTGCGATACCCTTGATTTCCACTGTGGGGGTTCCCTGAACAATTTCCACTGTGGGGGGTCAAATCTTGTCGATTCCATGCTGCACCTGCAATGCTGCATCGCGGCACGATGTTCCCGATTCGTTCCCCTCTTGATTCGAGTCCGACTCTCCAGTCTAGCACGATTCCAGCCCCGGCGTCAAATCACAAGTTTATTGCTGAAACAATTTCGTGATTTGACAAGATAGGCTCGGCCATGCTACACTCGGCAGCTTTTCGAGGGGTGATTCGCTATTGCCCAGCCTCCCCGTTTTTTGCGAGCCGCTTGCGCGTCCCCAGCCGAGTCCTTGCCCGGTTCATGCAATCAATCTAGGCGATTCGGTCAATCACGTCAAGCCCTAATCTGAAAACTAGCTAGGCCGAAAATTTTTCAGTTTTTCTTGTTTTTCCCTATTGCCAGCGCCGATTGAGACAGGCATAAACAAGCCATGCCGTCGCCCATATAGGGAATGAGGGAATCGGATAGGCGATCCGGTCAAGGGCCAAGACTCACAAGAGTCGCTAGTAGGCGAGAAACAAACTTTCCTATTTTCATGCGCCTAATCAGTAGGCGTATCAATTAGGGAAAGGGAAACACAATGCCTCTCAATCGTCACCTTGAAAACCTCGTTAAACACGTCAAAGCTGGAAACACGGAAAGCGCAAAGCGTGTTGCGGAAAACCTATTGCGCTGCTATTCGCGTAAATCCGATCAAGCTAAAATCTTAGCAGCACTGGAGTCGTAAAATGCCCTATATCGTTCAATCCGGTCAATCAATCCTGTCTTATAGGTTTACTGACTTGCCCACGGCGCTTGCATGTTTTGAGCGTGGGAAAGATACGCAAGACTCGCTTGTGCTTATGCAAGGCGAAACAGTCCTAAAACAATGGAGTCGCTAACATGGATATTGCATTGCTCATGCTATCAATCTGGGGCTTTGCTGCCCTAGTAATTTTCGCAGCCTAACGGCTTTCGCCCTAACGGGCTTGAATAGGAGTCCAGCCATGCCGAAAACTGTTTATTCCTCATATACCAGTGATCACATAGAAATAGATTTTGTCGCCTCATATGGCCGCTTTGACGATATACCCCCCGATATACAGGTTCTATCCCTTCACATTTTAGGGGTTAAAACCGCTTTCCATACCCTGCCCCGTGATCTGCAATCTGCTATCCTATCCCTTGCCCTTGAAACACTCTAACCGCTAACGCTAACCGCCCTAACGGGCTTGAAAAGGAAAACCCGACAATGATTAAAACTTATGCAATCGCCGTTGAAACTGAATCCGGCTTTCGCGTTTTGCCCTATGGACCCTTTACCTTAGCTAAGGCGGAATCCTTGCGTGCTGATATGGCACAAGCGGGAAAGCCCGTCTTAGTTATCAATATTAACGCAATATAAGGGGAGTCCGTCCTATGCAAATTAATGGCTTTAAATCCAAAGCGCAGGCAATCCGCGCAATCCGCGACCTAGGGATTAACATTGACGGACTCTTGTCCGATCCAGAGTCTAATCCGAAAGTCGCCAAAAATGGACTCCTAGGGGTTTTGGCAAGCCCGCTGCACCTTGCCCCTGCCAAACTATCGGGATTCAATACTTGCGCGCAGGCTAGTGTCGGATGCGCCGCTGCATGTCTGCATACCGCTGGCAATCCCGCTTATATGGCCGGGAAAGCACAAGCCCGCATCAATAGGACTTTGGCATACTTTAAAGCCCGCCCCGCTTTTATGGCGGTATTTGCTTATGAGGTTATGGCCCTATCACGCAAAGCGGAGTCCGTTAGCATGGCTCCTGCGACTCGTCCTAACGCGACTTCTGATATCCCTTACGAATTAATCGGGCTTAATATCGACGGAGTCCAGCACGCCAATATCTTTGCGGCTTTCCCCCATGTTAGCTTTTATGATTACACAAAGATAACCAAACGGGCTTTGCGGCATGCCCTAGGACTCTTCCCTAGTAACTACCATTTAACCTATTCCCGTACCGAGTCTAATCATGCGGACTGTATCAATGTCCTAAAGCGCGGCGGTAACGTCGCAATGGTGTTCCGCAAGGGATTGCCGGACTCCTATGCGGGCTTTCCCGTTATCAATGGCGACGAAACGGACTATAGGCCAGCGGACCCTAAGGGATGCATTGTAGGGCTTAAGGCTAAGGGACAAGCTAAGGCGGACTCGTCGGGCTTTGTGATATAGTCTAGCCCTATTCCCTGCCATAACTTACTAGCCCGATTCCATAGTAAAGGAGTCGGGCTTTCCTTTGTGTTGCGATATGTTAGCCCGGACATATCGGGGTTTAAGATAGAGATTCAATGTTAAATCCTATTTGATCGAAAGCCCCTAATAGGGTTGCCGATTCGCTTCCCTCCCGCAACAATTTGATATGTCAAGGAAAATCTTTGTCAGATTGCACCTAATCAAGAGTGTTGCATAAAAGACACACCCCCATGCGAGACAGGTGTTGCATATTTGCCACAGTATTGATCGACTAGGGTGTTGCATTTTTATCACAGTCCTAGCTAGGAGAGGTGTTGCATTTTTATCACACTTGACAGGGTGGGACCCCCTAGAATATAGTGCGGCGGGTGATTCGGTGGGGTAACCGTACTGAAAGCCAAGACAAAAAATTTGATATGGAAATAAAATACACAGAAAAATCAAATAGTTGTCATTTTCTTACGGAAAAAATAAAAAAATTTGCGGTCTGCCCCTTGACAAACCCTATGGATACAACCATATATAAAATGTACTTTCCGCCCCGGTTCCATATACCATATACCCCATAAGAGATGTTCTACCACAGTACCTCCATCAAGGAGTAGATGTAGTCATCTAGTATCATCTACCACAAAGAAGGAGTACCTCTTGAATAGTGGATAGAGATGACTAAGTAGACTACATCATCCACTAGAGGGTAGACAGATGAGTGAAGTAGACAACTATCTAGGATACACCATAGACCAGATAAGGGGTATACTGTACTATGACCCTGAGACTGGTAAGTTTACTTCTAAGGTGAGTGGTAAAGAACTGGTAGACATCAGGTTCTGCTATAGACATCCTAAGACAAGCAAGGTTACAGGGTTCCATCTAGCTAGAGTAGCTATCATGTTTATGGAAGATAGATACCTCAAAGATGAAGACAAGGTAGTCTGTAAAGATAAGGATAGGTATAACTTAGCCTATAGCAATCTTGTTGTGGTAGATGTGAAGACTACACAGCCTATCCACAATAGTGAGAAGAACAGCTACCTAGAGACGGATGAAGATCATATCTTCTATGGTACACTGGATAGATTGTTTGTGGTAAGACGAGGACCAGAGCAAGCTGTCTACCGTACCTACAGTAAGCAGAAGGCTGTAGAGGTTAGAGACAGATGGTTAGAATCTGGTATGACCCTGCATGAGTGGGATGATACTATGCCAGTTATGTTCAGGAGTTGAGAGATAAATAGGGGTGTTTGTGGTAGAAATACAAATAAAGTGATATTTTTATCACTATACCCCTTGACAAACCCTGTGGATACAACTATATATACACCAGCAAGCCACAACCATCACATTCTCTCACCGAATCATTTGTAGTACGAAATGGGTGCCGATGTGGTTTGCTACTCTATTCTGTCAGCCTGAAAGGTGACGATTATGGCTGAGAAGCTGAAACACAATCTCCACATTGCTACCTACATTCGTAAGGCCATTCGGGCTGGTGTAGCGATGAAGGTCATCTTGGACAACATCCAGAAGTATGACCATGCACCCTCTTCCATGAACGGTATGTACAAGACTTACCGTAATGACATTGCAGAAGCTAGGGCAGACATTCAAGAAGCAGTAGGTAATGTTGTGGTCGACAAAGCCCTTGGGGGTGACCTTAAAGCTGCTGAACTCTTCCTGCGTAGTAAGGCAGGGTGGAACCCGACAATCAAGGTTGAAGAAGTTGACCCCGAAGAAGTCAAAGAAGACACTGGGGCTATTGATGATCTTCTTGCACTCCTTGGTAAGAAAAAAGTAGTATCCGAAGAATGAGTAAGAACGGTCTTCCAATCCATGCTGACGATCTAAGGGCTATGGGTGAAGACCTAACTTCTTTGTTGTCGCAGCTTCCTCAAGCCAAAGCAGAAGAACTCCTCTACACTTGGCCCTTCTGGGCTAGACCACAACAGATTGCTCCACAGGGTGACTGGAACACTTGGTTCATCAATGCTGGTCGTGGTTTCGGTAAGACCCGTGCTGGTGTTGAGTGGGTTCGTAGTAAGGTGATGCAAGGCCATAAGCGTATTGCTGCCATTGCTGCTACCAACTCCGACATTGAACGGGTTATGATTAACGGTGAGTCAGGTTTCCTTGCTCGTTGCTGGAAGAATGACAAGACTCTTAAAGGTGTGCCTCTAGGTAAGCCTTTGTGGTCGCCAACCAAACGTCTCCTGACGTGGGAGAATGGTGCCTACGTCCAGTTCTTTAGTGCAGAAGAGCCTGAACGTCTTCGTGGTCCTCAGTTTGAGGCTGCTTGGTGTGACGAACTTGCTGCTTGGAATAAAGACAGAGACACATGGGACATGTTAGCCTTCTGTCTCCGTCTAGGTAAACACCCTCAAGTCTGTGTTACCACAACCCCAAAGCCTACAAAACTCGTTAGAGACATTCTCAAGAACCCTAAGACCGTTGTGACCTATGGTTCTACATTCGATAACTCTGCCAACCTTGCCACAAGCTATATTGAAGCCGTTAAATCTCAATATGAAGGCACACGCCTTGGTCGTCAGGAACTCTACGCAGAAGTTCTAGATGAAGCCTCTGGTGCCTTGTGGAACCGTCAACTCCTAGCAACTTGTGAAGTTGAAGTTGATAACCCCGTAGAGTTTGCAGAAACACTTGCTCGTGTTGTTGTTTCAGTCGATCCGGCTGTTTCCGCTAACGCTGAGAGTGACATGACTGGTATTGTTGTAGCAGGGCAAGACATCAATGGTGTCTGCTATATCCTACAAGATGCCACAGACAGATATACTCCCGAAGGTTGGGCTGCTAAAGCTATCGAACTGTACCATGAGTACGGGGCTGATCGTATTGTTGCAGAGCGCAACCAAGGTGGTGAGATGGTCCGATACACCTTCAAGAGTGTAGATGAGACTATCCCCATCAAACTCGTACACGCTTCTCGTGGTAAGTTCGCTCGTGCAGAACCTGTCTCGGCCCTCTATGAACGGGGTCGGGTAAAGCATGTCAAGGGTCTAGATGCCCTCGAAGATCAGATGGTCCAGTGGTGTCCTCTAGGCTCTATTGGTTCGCCTGACAGACTTGATGCTATGGTCTGGGCTGTAACTGAACTTGCCCTCAAAGGTGTGGCTAAACCTGAACTCAATTTGGCCTATGCTGATGCGAAAGGTCTTCTCAGCCGGAATTAGGTAGTGAAATGAAGAAACTCTCGGAAACCGCAGCCAAGATTGAACTTGGTGTCTATGGTAAGAACACCTACACGGGTGACATTCGTGCTGACGAGTTTCTTCAAGAACTCAAAGGTAAGAGGGCAATCCAGAAATACAGAGAGATGCGTGACAATAATGCGATTGTCGGCTCTGTGATGTATGCTGTGGAACAGACCCTTCGTGATGTCAAAGTTGATATTGTCCCCGCTGATGACAGTGAAGCTGCTAAAAGAGAGGCAGACTTCCTGAAATCTGTCATTGAGGACATGGACCACAGCCTTGACGACCACATCTCGGAAGCCCTGTCGTACTTGACTTATGGTTTTTCGTGGTTCGAGGTTGTCTACAAGGTCCGTGGTGGTGATGCCCGCTCCCCGAAGAAAAACTCTAAATACGAAGATGGTCGTATCGGTGTAAAGAAGATTGCTATCCGCGCACCGTGGACTGTTGAAGAGTTTGAAGTTGACCAGAACACTGGTGAAATTCTTGGCATGTACCAAGAGGCTGTGTGGGGCAAACGCCCTGCAATGATCCCTGTCGAAAAATCCCTGTATTATCGCACAACGAGCCTCAACAATGATCCCTCTGGTCGCTCCGTTCTTCGCAACGCTTATGTTTCTTACACTTACCTCAACAAGATTCAGGGATATGAAGCTATTGCTATTGAGCGAGAACTTCATGGGGTGCCTGTTGGCCGTATGCCTGCGGAGTATCTGAGTGCAGATGCTACTGCCGATCAGGCTGCACTTCGTGGTCAATTTGAGCGTATCCTGCGTGACCTGAAGAACAACGAACAAGGCTATGCCCTTCTTCCCTCGGACCTGTATGTAGATGCTGATGGCAAACCCACTAACCAGCGTCTCATGGATGTGGAGTTGATTACTGCTAATGGCTCTCGCTCCATCGACATTGATCCTGTTGTTAAGCGTTACCAGCATGATATTGCTCGTAGCCTTATGGCTGAGTTTCTTATGCTTGGTAGTAGCAGCGGTTCTTATGCTCTGTCAAAGACTAAGACTGACCTCTTCCTCAGAAGCCTCGAAAGCTACATCAACACGATTGTAGATGTCCTGAACAAGCAATTGGTTGAGCGTTTGTGGCAGTTGAACGGCCTTGATTGGGCGACTATGCCTAAACTTGTTGCTGGTGATGTTGCCCCCCACGATCTTCGTGAGATTGCTTCTTTCCTGCGTAATATCAATGGTGCAGGTATTGAGGTTCAAGATCAAACTGAGGTTGTAACTGACCTTATGAATATTGCTGAGATCGAGTTCGATCCCGCTAAATACGAAAACAAAATTCAAGAGCGTAAATCTCAACAAGTTGCTCCTGAACAACCAATCGCATAATTGGAGGCCACAATGGCTGTAACTATCTCTCTTTACAACCAGACCGCCAAATTGTTTGCGGATGGTAGCAACGCTGTTGCTGATACTTATAAAGTAGCCCTTTACACGGCTGCCACTTTTGATGCAACCAACACCACCCTTGCTGGTGTCACCAAGACTGAAGCCACTACTGGCACTGGGTACACTGCTGGTGGTCAAGCCTTGGCTAACGTATCTGTTACGACTGTCACCACCAACGATGCTAAGTTTGATGCAGACGATGTTGTGTGGACCGCCTCTGGTGGCCCTATTACAGCTTCCTACGCTATCATTTATAATGACACTGATGCCAACGATCCCCCGCTTGCTTTCATTGACTTTGACGGTTCGCAATCGGCTGGCGATACGACTGATTTCAAAATCGTCTGGAATGCTAGCGGTATCTTCACCTTCACTGTTGCTTGAGTTATAACATGAAAATCGACTTCGAGTTTATCCACCCTGTTCACGGAAAGTTTCGTGATGCTCTGAATTTGTCTAATGACCACAGTTTTTCAGAAGATGAAATCGAAGCTATGAAACAAAGCCGTTTCAATAATTGGGTTGCTGTTGTTGAGGCTCCCCCTGTCGAAGAACCAGAGTCAGACTTTTTAGAAATTGACGGCGTGAGATATGTGAGGGCGTAAATATGGCTGATCGGTATTGGGTTGGTGGAAGTGGAAGCTGGAACAGCACCACGAAGTGGTCTACAACGTCAGGCGGTGCCTCTGGCGCTTCTGTTCCTACAGCCTCTGACAATGCGATCTTCGATGCGGCTTCTGCCACCGCCCACTACACGGTCACGGTTACAGACAACGCCACCTGCGCTAACCTGACGTTCACGCCTGAGCCTGCTGATGGCGTCACGGAGTTTTCTGTCGGCACTGGCTTCGTCATTGCTGGCACGTTCTCGACTTCTGGCACTCAGGGCAACCGCCGTGCTTGGTTCCGTTCCTCAACAGAGGGGCTTATGCGTGATATGCAGATCGCCACCATTGGCACCGTGACAGACGTGGACTTCCGCGACATCCGTGTCACTGGCGCTGGCGGGACGCTGACAGGCACTCGCATTGGCGACCTTCGCGGCAACAGCGGCATCACGTTCTCGACGCCCAAGAACTGCTTCCGCATCGGTACGGGTAATTGGTCCGACGATCAATGGTCGGATACGTCTGGCGGATCGCCTAACACCGACTTCTTCCCGCTGGCCCAAGACACTGCGGTAATCAACCAAAGCACCACTGCTGGCACTCACACAATGAACGCCTCCATCCCCTATGCTGGTACGGTGGACATGAGTGCGCGGACGAGTGCGCTTACTTTGACCCTTGGTGCTGCTCAAGCGATCTATGGTAACTGGACGTTTGGTTCTGGGATCACGATCAGTGGAAACTTTACGCTTACCTTTTCTGGCCGCAACACCCAAGTCATCACCAGCGCAGGTAAGACATTCGTTGGCGTCATCGAAATTAACTCCTTTGGCGGCACAGTCGAGCTTGCTGATGCGTTGAACAGCGGCAACACCCTCACCGTCACCAATGGCACCTTCGACACCAAGGGCTACAACGTCACGGCGGTCAGTCTGTCGTCCAGCAACAGCAACGTACGCGGGATTAAGCTGGGTGCAAGCACGGTTACGTTGAGTGGTGATGTGGTCTTTGGAACATCTACCAACATGACGCTTGATGCTGGCACGTCGTCCATTGTTATGACTGGTGCTGTCCCGACCCTCGGTGGTGGGGGCCAAACCTTTTACGATGTGTCTTTAACCAGCACTTCGGCAAATTCTTCATCTATTAACCAATCCAACACCTTCAACAACCTGTCGATCACGGCCCCTGCTTCTGCTGGCTTGTGTCAAGTATCATTCTCTGGCGACCAAACCATCACAGGCACACTGACCGCCGCTGGTGCTTCGGCTATCCGCAGGGTTATGCTCCGCTCAAGTGCTATCGGCACCACTCGCACCCTGACCGTAGGAACGCTGTCCGCTGACGACTGTGACTTCCGCGACATCACCATTGCAGGCACCGCCGCTGGCGGCTCTCCGACCCGTGCAGGCGACTGTGGCGGCAACTCCGGCGTGACCTTCCCTGCACCCAAGACGGTCTATTGGAACCTTGCTGGAACCGTGCTTTGGAGCGCCACGGCTTGGGCATCATCGTCTGGCGGCACTCCTGCGGTGAACAATTTTCCGTTGGCTCAGGACACTGCGGTGTTTGATAACACTGGGTCTGCTGGGACGGTAGGACTTGAGACGTGTAATATCGGCACCATCGACATGTCTGCAAGAACAACCGCGATGACGATTGGCACTAACGGTTCGCCATTTGTCTACGGAAATGTCACTATGGGGTCCAGCACCACAGTAAGCAGCACAAACAATAGTATTACGTTTTCTGGCCGCAGCACCTCCACGATCACCAGTAACGGAGTATCGTTCGCTCGTCCCATCACCATCGACTGCGGCACAGGTACCGTACAGCTTGCAGATGCGTTGGAGCTTACTTCTGCTCGGATCTTAACTCTAGCCTCTGGGACGTTTGATGCTGTTAGCTATAATGTGACGGCTGGGCTTTTCGATACTAGCTATTCAAACGTCAGAACGCTGAGAATGGGTTCTGGAACGTGGACGCTATCTGGGACAGGGGCAGTTTGGGCCTCCGCAACAACAACAAACCTTGCCTTCTACAAAGGCACTGCTGACATCCTGCTGTCAAACACCAGCACAGGCGCTCGCACCATTACGGGTGGCGGCCTTTCCTACAACAAGCTGACCATCGGCGGTGCAACAGGCACATCAACGCTGACCTTTACGGGCAACAACAGCTTCACCGAACTCGCCAGCACCAAGACTGTCGCTCACACCATCGCCCTCGGCACGACCACCCAGACCTTTGGCAAGTGGAGCGTGACGGGTACATCTGGCAACGTGGTGACGCTGACAGGGACAGGCACAAGCCACATCCTCGCTGGTGCTTGCACAGACAGCATCGACTACCTTGCAATGGGTAGCATCGGCTTTGCAGCTACAAGCCCTGCGGAGTTCTATGCTGGCGCAAACAGCACGGGAACCGCTGCCGCCCCGGTCTATCGTACAGCCAAGCCCGCCGACAGCACTCGCTACTGGGTCGGTGGCACTGGCAACTGGAATGACACGGCCCGCTGGTCCACGTCCTCTGGTGGCGCTAGTGGAGCATCCTTGCCTCGTAGCCATGACGATGTGGTATTCGATAGCCTGTCCAACGCTACGGCCTACACGGCCACTGTAAACGCCATCACGGGTGGCAACCGCTGCAAGGCTTTGACTGTCGCAGGCCCTCTTGTTGGCAACGTGACGCTGGCTGGATCGACTGCGCTGTTCATCCATGACGACATCACCCTGCCCGCGACTGGCCTGACTCGGACGTATACGGGCGCGATCACGCTGAGTGGCACGGGTGCGGGCAAGACCATCACGACGAATGGTGTGACACTGTCTTCGACCACTACGATCAATGGCGTAGGCGCTGAGTGGGCGTTGGCTGATGCGTTAAATATTGGAAGCGGCGCAATCACCATAACAAATGGGTCGTTCGACACTGCGGACTACAACTTTACGACTACTTCGCAGATTGTTTCAAATAACACCAACTCTCGCACAATAGATTTTGGTTCTTCAACAGTATCAATTGGGGGTAACTTTACACTTGGTACGAGCGAAGGTGAGCGCGCAAACCTTACTTTTACAGCGGGGACATCTCAAATCAACATTAGTGGTCAAACGGTCACTTTTGCTGGTAACAACCAGACATTCTACGACGTAAGTTTCACTGGAACTAACAATATTTCCTCTTCGATCACTGGCGCTAATACCTTTAACAATTTGTCGTTTCCGGGCAAAACTTCTTCTGGGGTTTCTGCAATTCCGCTCGCTGCCAACCAAACCATCAACGGCACCCTGACGCTCTCTGCTGGCACCAACGCCACCATGAGAACCTTTGTGCAGTCTAACACGATTGGCACAACCCGCACTCTGACATGCGCTGCTGTGGCCTCTCTGACGGACATCGACTTCCGCGACATCACGATTGCTGGTGCCCCGGCTCCTGTCAGTGGCACTCGGTTGGGTGACTGCAAGGGCAATACAGGCATCACGTTTGATGCGCCTAAGACGGTATATCCAACCGGCAGCTTTTCTAGCGCAAACTGGGGGCTTGGTATTTGGTCAACAACGCAAGGTGGGTCACAGACAACAAATGACTTCCCGTTGGCACAAGACACTGTGGTTGTAACATCAACCGTCCCGAGTTCTGGCGGCACAATCACCATTAACGCAGACTACAACATCGGCACCATCGACATGTCGGCTCGGACGACAGACACGATGACGCTGGCTTGCTCAGTTGATCCGTCGATCCACGGCAACTGGATCAACGGCACAGGCGTTACGCTGAGTGGGACGGGGACGATAACCTTTGCTGGTCGTGGTTCGCAGAC